CCATGTCGGCAATGTCTCGCGCATTATCTAATTTCCGGTTTCCCACTTCGAAATCATGAAGCAAGTCAGATGTCTGCTTGTTGAAGGCCTGCTTCCTGAGTTGCTGCGACTGGTTGTATTGCTGCCGCTGCATCTCTCTATTTTGCTCCTGGTCTGCCTGCATGCCTGCAAGTTCTTCCGCCTGCATCCTACCCTGCTGCAACTGGTTGCGCAGAGACAGTTGCCCCTGCTCTGCTGCGGCGATTTCAGCAGCGTTGTACCGGTTAGGCTGCGCTCCTGCTTCCTGCGCCTTGCCCGTAAGTTTGGTACGCAGCAAGTTCTGAACCTGCTCTGTCTGACCGAGCTGCGGACTGGGTGTAACTTCCGGAGATGCGATTTTATTACGAAGTGCATCGAGTAGTGTTTTTGGTGCAGCACTAGGCTGTGGCTGGAAATTAGAAGCTACCATACGAACCTCCTCCGCCGAGTGCCTGCGCCCAGTCAGGCAAATCAATGTTCATAAATTGTCCGAGAATGCCATTTGCAGCTTCTTGAGCTGAGGTTGTCCCACCAGAACTTCCAGCAGGGGACCAGTCTACAGTGCCGTCCCAAATCCCGGTAACAGGTCCGATGTCGACAGGTCCAATGTCGAAGCTGCCCCCGCCGCCACCTATGTTCAATGAGATGTCCAAATTTTTGTCGCGCTTGAATGGAAGCTTGCTGCGTGCTTCCATCAGTTTGTACTGGTAATGCGTCAATATCTGTTCAGCCGCCCCTTGCAACTCGCCGGCTTCCTTCTTCTCTCCAATCCACTGCAGAACTTTGTCTATCGCATCGGAGTCACGATGCAGCTGACTATTATTGAGCGGAGAAATAGCACCGCCTGATAGTTGCTGCAGCACGACCGGAACTGCTGCGTCGTAAAATTCCTTGCGAGCTTCCGGCGAGAATATTTGCCAGACAGTGCTGCCCGGGAATGCTTGGATAGAATCCCACGTCAGTTGTGGTTTCAGTTTCTGCGCCTCGTACCTATCTATCTTGCCGTCGCCGACATATGGTTCGACTTGTTGGTAAAGAGGGTCCGAATCTCGCGCCTGCACGAAACCGGACAATGCTTCCCCGGAGTCAAATGTTCGCCGCCAGCTGCCCTGTGCGATGTCAGTAATCTTGAATGTCTTGTCCAACACCCGGCGCAAATTGGCAATTGTCCTCACCCAGTCAATTCCACTCGGACTGATACTGGAGAGCTGGAAATATGGAAGCAAATCCGAGATACCTGAAGAGTCGAATAGTCCAGAACCAGCCATGAGCTTGGCGCGCTTAACTGCAGCGCCTGCCTGTTTCGCATTTTCAAATCCAAGCACCTGCGCAATGTAGTCGACATTCAAGTTGCCCTCCCTACGTTCTTTACGTATGCGATCCTCCGCAACAGCTTTCTGTGCCATCGTGTATTTCGGCAACGTTTCGTTTAGAAACTCATTCAGCTTTGCCGGATCTCGATCGAGGAATCCCAACTTCTTCCAGGTTCCCAGGTCCATATGTTTCAACACTCGGTCGAGAACTTGCCGGTTGCCGCTCTCGTAGATCTGTGACAGCGCTTGGACGACTTGTTGCGCATCCACTGGATCCCAGTTAGGGTTGTTTACGAGTTGAGCAAGGAAAGGAGATTTCTTGGATAGTGCGCTACCCAAGGATTCGACGCCAAGATCCCTAAACCCTGGCAGCAAGTATTCTAAAATTCGATCATCTATTTTCGCCCCTGTGTTACCTAGCTTACCGACATCTCGGCGCTCAGCCTGGATGTCTGCCACTTCCGCAACAGCACCTTCCTTCAACTCATCTACTACTTGCGTCAGGGCCCCCTCATGCTCCTCTACCAACTGAGCAATGTCCGGTTCTGCAGTCGCAATTTCGTCTTTTGTTTGCGCGTCTCCGTTCACGTATTCCTCGACGACCTTCGCAACTTCCTCGTCTGCAAGTGCTTCGGAGATAGGAACCAGCTGACCACGCCACTGCACCAATGTGGCAGCATTGACTTTATCAACCAAACTTGCAAACTGAGATTCTGTGTCTTCCAGCCCTGCGGCACCAAGTCCGGCCAACTGTTTGCGGATTTCGATACGCTCTGCATTACCTAGACTCGGATCTGCGAGCATGCCGCGAAGTTCTTCCACCGTCCGGTACTCTGTTTCAAGTTCCTGCCCAAGAAGCTGACCGAACTGCGTAAATGTCAAGTCACCCAAGCCTGTCCGGCCCAGTATCCGCTCGAGATCCTGCAGCGATGCATATCCCATTTCCTGCAGCTGTTTAGTTGACAAGTCTTTAAGCTTCGGTTCTGTAACTTCTGCTTGCACCTGGCCGACAATCGCTTTGCTTCCAAGCCCGGACAGGTCAATAAGTTCCTGCGCAGTAAGCAGATTGGAAGCGTCCCGTCCGAGTAATTTATTTGCATCCACCAGAGCAGCAGCATCTTGCGGATTCTGGAGCAGAGTTTTGATATCTCTCTGCAATTGTTTAGTAGTCTCGCCAGAAAACTTGGCAAGTTCCGCCACAGGTGTATTCCGAGCCTTAGTAAGTGCTTCCTGCAACTTTACCGTTTTCAACTGTTCGACCTGCTTCTCCAGGAAACTCAGGCCCTGCAGGCTCTTTGCTTCTATTGCCCGCGCCTCGGCCAAGTCTTTGTACGGGGATGCATTACCTGCAGCCTCACCGGTGCGCAGTCTCTCCGACAGTGTCGCAGCAGGGGGAGGGGCTACACGCTGTGCCTCGAGGGGCTGCAGCCCGGCAGCCTGCTGCAATGATTTGATTTTCTGTGTACGTGTGCCGGCCATCTTGGCTACGTCCGGACTTGCCCCAATAGTCGCTGCAGCTGCGGGATTAATAGGAGGGGCCTGGCGCCCTGCTGCACGAGATAAAGACTGCAGCTCCTCCGACTCCTCTTCGGAAGTCTTGTAGAGGCTACCCGTCTGCGTCTTGCTGAGTATATCTTGCAGAGATGCCATGTATTATTCTCCAGTTCTCGCTGCCTTCGTGATACCTCGATCCGACATACCAGACACCCGCCAATCCACACGCGTCAACTCGAAGGGCTCATCTATGGTAGCATTTTGGAATTTTAACTGAAAATATATGCCACGGTCCGACTGGAAATTAGTCTGAATAGTATTGATATCAACAGCATTACCGGAGGAATCAGCACTCGAGACCACAAATGCATCTGACAACTCATAGGCCGAATTGAAATCGCGTCCGAGGCTCAGCGTTGTCCCGGCTGCATCCAGAGCAGTATAGTGACTAGCAACACTGCGAACCATTTTGCGTATTCCACTATCTCCAAAATCCATGCCCCTTGTAACTACTTGCATGTCAACCGCATCATGTCTATCCCGGTAGTCTGTACTATCTCCAGCTCTCCTGGTTGCGAATACTATTCCGTGCGTCGAGGCGAAATATGTACCGCCTTGCAGGTTTGCCCAGCCGATTGCAGGGTGATTCGTATAAGTTGACCAGCTCCCAACTCCTGCCGCCTGGTCTCCGTAGTATTCCCGCACATGGTTATAGACTGCGACTTCCGATGGCGCATCTCCCCCGGCTACCGCATACGACAACTTGTATTGGTTATCGATCGCAGCATGGTGTCCAGCACCCACAACCTCACTTATCTGCACATCCACATCGTCTCGCCACCTGCCTTCGTATTTGCGGCCTACATAGTCGAGAGTCATGTCCCTGTTGAGCCTGTAGATACCTGTCTCATTCGCAAACATAATTCCGTTGCGCGTAACCGCAACCGAATATGGGAACGTGCATCCCTTGCCTTGCGTCTCGAGCCGCTGCACTGCAACACTACCCGCAGCCTTAGCATTGAGATCTTGCAGGTAGATAGAATTTTGTTTGAAGCCGACTACGATGCCGCTCTGCAGAGCTGCACCGAAGGCTGAGTCGCCAAAAAAGGGAATTACGCTGGTAAGTTGTTGTCCGTCAGACGGGTTGACATCTATTGCCGAGAAACTATCGGAGTCAGACGCTGCAGCTGGTGCATCGAATAGTTCTGGGAAGTTGTTTATGGATGCAATGGTGCGGCTGGGGAATACAAGTTCCCTGGCAGACGCGCTGGAACCTTCACTACGCTGCACATCATTCACGTAGAAATCTCGATCTGTCCATGCAGGCAATCTGACTTCCATGGTCGTATCGAATACCCGAGGCTGCTTCACGAGTAGCTGCCCCACGCGGAAATCGTTACCTGCGTATGCCGCCATCCAAGCCTCGAATCCGGACATGGAAGAAATATTAGCTGCATCGGTGCGGCGCATAGTGGCATTAATTGCATCAGCAAGTCGTCTAATTGCAACGAACGTGTAACCAATCCCCGTCGCGGTCCTATTACCATTTGTGGTCCCGTAATTGGCATCTGCACCGATTGGAACTGGTACGTCTGCCGCTGCTGCAGCAATGAGCACCCTATTTACATGCGGGCCAGCAGATACCCCGGAATTGGCCCAGGCGAATTCGAACTTAGTCGCAGATACGACGGTATGGACCTGGTGCCACCCAGCATAGTCCAAATAGTAGCCACCAGCAGGATTTGCGGTTCGAAACAGATATACCCAGTCGCCTACTGCCCGACTATGTGGAGTAGTAGTTTCGATCTCAATAGTGGACGAGTCCGGAGCCGTGATACCAGCAATGCTCAGTGCAGTAGAGACGTCGCGGAAGTCGTACTTGACGCGATTTACCATGTCAGTCGTAGTTCCACTATCTGTGTTATCTTTTCGGAATAAGAAATTGTCGGCAACAAACGTAGATGCGGTAAGCAGGACATCCCGCTGCAGTACCTGGATATCAAGTGTGGGGTAATCTGTTAGGTTTGCGAGGATTAGACGGTTGCCCGAACTAGTCAAATATTTTGCGCGGGGTGCAGCATCGAGTCCAGTTAGAACTGTCTCGCCTGCAATCTGCGTCGAGAGTACGTCCAGCTCGAGCAGGTCGTCATCCGAAGTCGTGTCAATAATGTCCACGTAGCCACCTCCGGAAGAGAAGGACAGCTTCTTAGTGGCGAGCTTGTAGAAGACAGAAAGTGTGTTGCCCTTCGTCCGGAATACTTCAATTTCCAACCTGTCGTAGTCGTATGCGCCGAATACCGGGAGCCCGACACAGCGCAGGACAACCACAGCATTGGCACCCAACTCGACCTGGAAATCTGCGAGACCTGTTGCGGCAGACGCAATGATGCTGCCATTTGCGTCCACCATGTTGAGCCGGACGTAGTATCGGAAGGTTGTGGTTTTAGTGATGGTCGTTGCTGCGGTAGCTCCGGAAATAGTTCTGTCCACCCACACGTAACCAGTTCCACCTACCTGCTGCACCTGGCGCACTGTATAGATCTCGCCCGAGCTGCTGTGCTTGATTCTGTCGCCTACCTCAATGAGCCCTGTATCAGCAGCGGTCGTGAGTGTGAACTGGTTTGATGTCCACCCGGTGCTCGCAACTACAGGATTCCCCACGACGATGCTTCCAGTTGCACCTTCCAGAACATTTGCAAATAGGTGTGAGTTCCACCGGGGAAGAGTTGCGCGGTGCAGATTCACGCCGTCAAACTTGAACAGCTCGTCCTGGCCGTTAGTCAGGTACAAGGAGTCTTTTACCATCACGCTTCTCAGAAATAGTTGCTCGTCTTGGCCGAGACTCTCGAAGTATCTGGTGTGAGTTGGAGGTGTTAGATCGTATGTGTCGTCGGGCGCCTCTACGGGCAGCCACCTGCGCGCGACATAAAATGCCTGCTCGTTTGTGCTGGAGTCTGATATGGGAAGAGACTCGTCGATATGAACTGTTTTCCCGACCTGAGTCGCAGTGTCTGCGTCTGTATAACCAGAAGCAATCGTGTAAGTAGTTCCGGAGTCGACAGATAGAATCTCGGCAACGTGGCCCCTGTACACGGAGCCAAATGCAATCAATACCTTCTCGCCGGCCCACAACGTGCTTGTGTCTCCGGACAGCATCGTGACTTGCGCAGAGGTTCCGTTCCCGGCTGCCACAGATACTGCAATGTCTCCGAGTTCGTTTACATACAGGACTTCGATTTCCCGAGTCATGTCGCCGTACCGCAACATGTCGCCACGCACGAGATTAGTAACTGACGCCAGACCTGCTGCACTGCGCAGGGGAACAACACTCGAAGTTCGATCTGCGAGGAAAATCAGACCGGCAGGGACGGACATCTTGTCGGTAAGTCCGGACACTCTAGCCGTACTACCGGAGCTGCCCAGGCACACGATCACATCAGCATCATCACTAAATAAATCGGTGCGCATCCTGTCGTCGGGAATGAATGGACTACTTGCAAGGAAAGTTACTGCATCAGATGAGATTCCAGCGTATCCCCCACTCCCTGCAATGTCCCAATCCGCCGAACTTACTCGAGAATTGTCGACATAAATTTCAAGCGTGGAGGCACTTGCTGCAACTGCTTGCCTGATTTCGAATTGGCCGTTGTGAATCTGATACGACGCACCTGTAACTTCCAGAACGTCCGGCAAGACTCCAGAATTAATAATCGTACCCAGCACTCCCACTACGCTCATGCCCGGAACTAGAAGCGTGTACTTGACCCATCCAGTTCCCGAGTCCCACTCCACTGAACTGATTGCGACTGCATGTTCCTGCCCCTCAAACATCGTGCCGGTAATGTAGCCCCGAGTGAGTGCAGGAGTCTCGCCTGACGCCCAGAAGACTGGACCGAGATTTGTGTCTGCTGCAAGCACAGCCTGTAGTCGAGGGTACAGGGTAGGAAGCAAGTAAGTTGCCGCAGAAGACGAATACTCTCCAGTCGCGTAGAGATTGCCGCCGAGCCCTGCAACCAGTTTGTTTTCAGCAGCTGCGCGGTAGGAATCGATATGTGTCACCCATCCGCCTCGTGTGCCTGGCTGGTACAATAAATCGTGCTCGAGACCCCAAACAGTAAGTTGCGGAGCCTCGTCTGTATAAGTCGCAGAGGAGCCCTGCGTGACGGTCAGGAAGTTTGTAGTGAAGGGAACGAACTGCCAGTAAACCGTGAAGTTAGCCGCAGATCCGCCACCATTGATAAAGCTGATGGACAACGTGTCTGCAACTACGTCAACAACTACCGAAGTCGGCTGCACCAGGCTAATAGGGTTGACACCGTCGTCAAGGTAGCAGCCCACAAATACAAATGGAGTCCGAGAAGGATAAATTGACAAGTCGATTGTTTCAGTGTGCGACGAACCAGCACCCACGGCACTGGAAGCATAGTTCTCAGTTGGGCAGACAGACAGCGAGAATGCAATTGACTTGCTGCTTCCGGAATTATTCGTAAGGTTGTACACAACTTGGAACGTTGTTTTGTCAACCGTAACCGTGTCCGGCATGATCTCCACCCAGTCACCGGCAGATGACTCGAAAACCTTAGCAACCAACCTGCCTGTACCTAGATTGTGATCTGCTGCAGAGAGAGTAAAACTTGTGCTGCCGCCAGATGGAAGTGTCGCTGTTGCTCCAGACACGCCCAGATCGTCGCCGAAGTAAGACTCGCTGGCAACTGTCTGCTTGTCTGCAATGTACACGTACCCTTTGAAGCTAGATCCTGTGCCATTCGTGTAAGTCAGGACGATATCATTTGTTGCCTGGTCTACTGCGACACTGTCCGGCAGCACGATAGAATTTGTTGCATTAGCCTCACTCGTACTCTGTCCGATACCTACCCACAATTTATCGGAGGAGAATCCGTGTGACCCCGCAGGAATAGTAAGTGTCTGCCCTGTGCCAACCACAAATGTTTCACGGAAGTCCACGTCTACTGTCGAGTAGTAGTGCGCGCTATCTGTAGTTGTGATATCGCCGCCAGTCGAGTTGCTGCTGCGCCCGTACACTACAATTGGAGTTGACTTGTGCGACGACATGTTAATTGCAGAGTCGAAAACCAGATCGAGAGCCGTGCCGTCAGACCGGATGCGAGTTACCCGGAGAGGCACCCACCCACCATATGTTTGGTATCCCCGGCGCTTAGAAATTGTGCCAGTAGGTTGAGGATCGGCATTGCGCGCCTCCTGTACGTACCCCGGCTGCAGTTGGTTGACAGCGGATTGTGTGTCGAGGCCTGCGCCGAAATCTGTTTCGCGTATTGTTACAAGTTGAGCTGGCATAGTAGTAGATACCTCGCGTCCGAAAGATCAGAAATTGCGGAGTAGCCGAGACATCCGTGCGTATGGATTGCGATTACGCACCCGGACAGCATTCGGTCTCTGCACCCAGGTCCGCTCCACTTGCGTCTCGAATTTGTCCAATACAGCTGCCTCCACTCCAACCTCGCCCTGGAATTTTCTTGTCAGCTCCGAGACTGCGTACTGGACACAGAAATTGGTGAGGGGGCTGCGAAGAAATGGAACACAGCTACCGGGAGCAAGACATACATAGTCATCCACTTCCGGAGACAGATCGAGACCGACAAGCGATGTGTCTACTGGCAAGTCGAAAACTGTGCTACGCGTGGGCACGGTCTTGAATACGATTTTCTTGGGATCGATAATGAGATCTTGCACCTGCATCGTGCATTTAATTTTGCCTGATTTACCGTCGACGATGTTCACGAAACTCTCGAGTAGTTCGGAGTCTGAGGTCAGGTCTGCACCAAGGCTGTCAACAGTCACGTAGTTGCTGGCTGCTACCACTGAGTTGATCCGCCCCTGCTCCTGCACGAAAGGTGCGGGCTCTTTTGTGTACCAGAGTCGTAGATCGAATGCGCCGGATGGGGCCGGAAGCAGCTTGAATTGATTTCCGATAACCGTGTAGTACATCGGAACTGCAACTGTCTGATTTGCAATATCGTAGTAAGAAACGTCCCTGTAATCGATTTCAGCAATTGGAATAAATTCGGTCCCGGTGTTGACTTCGATGCGCAACAATCTTGCCTCGAACGCGTCTTCGGGGATCTCAAACAAGTCCTCGCCTGCTGCAACTGGTGTGTCAATTGTCGCGAGCAAAGCCTGGGGGTACTTGCGGGCAATCACATCCGATGCGTAGTTGAGAGCACGATTAAGCGCAGGTATGATATCTAACTCATCGTCCAGAGCTGCACGGTTGTCCTCATCGAGTTGGCGACGTACATCCGACAACATGGCTCCGACAGTGTAACGTAGCTGGGTCACGTGTGCCTCCTCGACAATTGAGTTTTAGTATGCGGGCAGGTGTGGCAAACGGTTATTTCTTCGGCACTGCCGGCTCTGCTGCCTCGACATCTCCCGCGCCACCCATGTCCACTAGACCGCGCGCATGCAATTCGGCCAACAAATCTTCGTCACTAAACTCGCCAAGCGGACTCGCGACTTCCGGAGCATCTTCCAGCTCCTCCCCGCCCCCCACAGCATCTCCCGAGTCTCCGAGTAGTGCATCTAAATCCTCGTCTGCCTCAACTTCAGCAGCACTTGCGGTAGGAGCCTTCATATTCTTTAGCAACTCTGCACGTGGCTTTTCTTGCTTTTCTTTTAGCATGATCTTAATTCCTTCTAGCTATTGGTTAGATTATCGGGAAGGGAATACGTATGAAACAATTGCACCGACTCCTGCGATAATACCGGAGCCTACTGCCTTTATCCACCAGATGTCCGACGTGTTGCGCTGCAGCTGCAGCAAGGTTTTGTCGAGCTTGGCATCTTGTTTGTCAAGTTGCCTGTTCATCTTATCGAGTTGGCCGACAATCAACTCGAAACTTCCTGGATCATGTGAATTATGCATAATTTTATTCCTCAAAATTATCAATGCGCACTAAAGCGGCCGCCAGCTGTTCCTGTAATTGTTGCACTGCACGAACAAGCACGGGAGTCAATCTGCCGTAGTCAATGCCCCAAGGGTTCCGCAAGTCACCGTTCGAAACCAAATCATCGCTACCTACTGACACAACTTCAGGCAAAACTTCATATAGCTCCTGCGCGTAAAACCCCTTATTGCGCACTCCCGGATTAGAAATCCATTCAAACTCACGAGGCTGCATAGCTGCAATAATGGCCAAACCATCAAACTCTGTAGGATTCTGTTTCAATCGCGCATCAGATGAGCCAGTAAATGTTGTTGTCGTGTTGCTTGCGGCCTCTATGCGACCAATTGTAGTTCCTGCCGAATTCAAACAGGTGTAGAAATATCCACCTGTGCAGTCAGTATCGACAGTAAATTGAGCATCGTATACACGATCCGTACTAGACGCAGTTGCAGTGCTATTCTTCGTAGCCACAACACCGGAGCCGGACAAAGGATTAGGCCCAAATGTCCAATTACCTGCTAACCCAATAGAACCCATCAAGGTGCCGGTAGCTGTACCTTGCCGAAAACTGAAGTTATTACTACCACTGTCAAATCCTTGTGCCCAACGATTAGTCGCACCTTCACTAAAGGTAATGTATCCTGCTTGGCCAGAATCTGGCTTAATATTGAGCATTCCTGCTGTGGCGTTCGGAACACCTGATAGAACAGTAGGCAGAGTGCCAGTAATGTTAGTGCTGTTGATAGTTAGACGTGGTCCGCCACCCGCTGCAACATTCAAGGTGCCCGCTCCGCTGCTGTACAAACCGGTGCTAGCATCATTCGTGAAACCATAACCTACAGCACTTGCGGTACCTGCAATGGATTCAATGCGAGACGTTGTTATAATTTTGGAATTCGGTTCATCAATGGTCAGCCGAATATTGCCTCCAGCAGAGAAACGTAACACTGTCGCGGCAGAGATGTACATTCCGGTACTTGTGTCGTTAGTGAAGGAATGCGCAGGAGCTGTGTTTGTTCCATCTGCTGTGCGTACTGGTACCGAATACATTGCTTCAGTTGCATTCAGTGTCATGCGTGCTGTGTTTGCCGTCGAAAATCCCAGTGTGCTCGAGCCGGCATGATACATCCCAGTATCGAGATCCGAGGTGAAGGAATAGGAAGGGTCACCAGCTGATCCAGAAATATTGCTATGCGCAACGGTAGTAGAGAGCGCTGTGCTGGTCACAGACATGCGATCTGTCCCGCCCGCAGCCAGACTCACCGTGCCCGCTGCACTACGGTGTATGCCTTCTGTCGGAGTTGTCCCTGTGGTGTTGAAATTCCAAGAGCCATTGACTCCGTGCACACTAGTGCCACCAGCTGCTCCAACCGCAAGTACGCCTGCCGCAGAAAGTGTAAGGGACTCAGCTGTACCCGGCTGCCAACTGAATCCTGTCGACGCATCACCCACAAATTCTGCAGTGCTGCCAGTATACTGCATCGTCAATTTCTTAGTGTTAGTTGCATCTCCGTGCAGAACATAACTTCCCGGGCCAACATGCACACTTCTCCATCTTAAGGCTGTGGTGCCCAGATCAATTGTGTTGTCGGTGGAAGGATTGACCGGCAAGGAACTAGAAATTGCAGACGTGCTGATGGAAAGTCTATTAACCCCTGCAGTTGCAAAATCCAAGGTTGTTGCGCCAGAACTATAAATACCTGTGCTTGTGTCACCAGCAAATGTGTAGCTAGGAGCGCCCGCACTACCTGCAGCATTGTAGTACGGCAAGGTAGGATTGATTGAAGTTGTGTTGATATTAAGCCGGTTCACTCCAGCTGTTGCGAAATCTAAGTTCGAAACGCCTGAGCTGTAAATACCGAGACTTGTATCTCCGGTAAAACTGTAGCTAGGAGCACCAACCGTGCCTGCAGGTGAGATATGCGGCAGGGTTGAAGTGAACGCCGAAGTTGAAATGGTTGCGCGATTCACGCCACTCGTCGCAAACTTTATATTTGTAGCTGCATCGGAATACATCCCAGTACTGGTGTCTGCGAGAAAGCTATAAGATGGAGCTGCAGCAGTTCCGCCAGAAGGGGCCAGAACAGAGACCCATGTTGGGGCTGCCGCACCATTTGCCTGAAGATACTGATTAGCAGTTCCGCTATCTAACTTGGTTGCAGTTCCCCCTGCCCCGCCGTAGATCATGTCTCCCGCAGAGTCCATCGGGTTGACGAGTGGGGAGACCCAGCTCATTGCACCTGCAGTTGTTGAGGAAAGGACTTGACCGTTGGATGCAGGTCCTGCAGCGGGCAGAGTATAATCCAAGCTGGCAGTTGTAGTCGCGTCGGCTTTCAGGCCTGTGTAATTAGATCCGTCCGAATCAGTGAAACGCACAATGCCGGAGTTGCTTGTAGTTGTAGTTCCGGACAGTACCCCGTTCACGACAGTCTTGTTGGAAAGAGATTCACTTCCTGCAAGTGTCGACAGAGTTCCAGAACTAGGTAGGGTAACGTTCGTGCTACCGGTTGTTGTCAGAGTCAGATCGTGCGATGCAGCCTTCGTCAAGTTACCTGCTAGGGTTAGCGTCCTGCTGCCATCTTCTACGTCGACCGTGAGTACGCGACCAGGTGCAGTCAGTGTGGAAGTCGATTGAATTGCCAAGTTGAATGCACTGTCAGAATCATCGAGAGAAAAAGTAGTTGCCCCGCCGATAGCCGGAGCGTTTAAAGTTGCACCATTCAGGGTTTTACTTGTTAGTGTCTCTATCCCGGCAAGAGTTGAGAGTGTGCCGGTAGTTGGCAGGGTTACGTTTGTTACGCCCGTGGTAGTCAGGGTTGTTGCATGTGTGCCAGCCTTGGTTAAGTCTCCAGCCAGATTTAAATTTCCGCCAAGGGTAAGTGTTCTATTTCCGTCCTCAGCATCGAGAGTAATAGTGCGCCCTGCAGTCAGAGTAGAAGTCGACTGAAGAGTCAGGTTGAATGCGCTATCTGTGTCGTCCAAGGAAAACGTCGTGGCGCCTCCAATTGCAGGGGCATTTATTGTAGGAGCAATGAGAGTTTTTCCAGAAATATTCTGAGGCTGACTACTCAAAATTACTTCTTGTGTAGTTCCTGCCATATTCGGAATTTGAATAACTGAATCCCCAGTAGTCTGGGAGTTAGGGAGGATAGTAACTTTACGTGAATTGCTACGAAATATGAGACGCTCGAGCTCTTCCCACAAACCAAAAATCTTCATCGCCTACTCCTCCACACTCCCGCTCTCTCGCGCTGCCACGGTCCCGACATACACTGCTTCCTGACTCATCTACTTATTCGTTTGGAAGGAGATACCGGACATAGAAGCGAATCTTTCCTGCAGTAGCTGCGGCAGTCGCAATTGCAATGTTCAGTTCCGAGGCTGCTGAAATAAGAATCCCAGCAGCAGATCCGGCCAGAGCCCGCGACTGGATTCCCGCATCGCCGGTGAAGTCGATCGCGCCTGTGAGTGCTGTGCTGCCCGCCTTCAGCGTAATAGACGTTGCACCTGTAACTGCTGTCAGCTCCTGGGAGATGACACCGATAACCATGGCATTTGCTGGGAGGAGCCGCCCAAACGAAATAGTAGAGATAGCTCCACCATCTTGCGAGAAGTCCCACACAACCGACTCACAACGAGTACCGCCAGCATTCAGCACTCCTTCATCGTGTGCAGAAGGAAACCCTGCGCCGAATCGACCTGCTTTTAATTTACGTCGTGCTTGCATAAATTTTCTCCATTTGAAATCTAATTAATCTCGCCATCCAGTCTTCGAATTCAGCTAGGCTCTTCGCGGCTTTCGCTCGGTTGCAGGGGGCACAGCAGGGCACACAGTTTGAAGGTATGTAACCAATCGAGCTGTCAACACGATCAATTCCATTAATTTTATGGACTGATTCACCCTCACTTGGCTTACTCCCACAATAGGTACACGGTGAGTTTATCAGAGACCAAACCTCATGATGTGACAGCTCAAATGCGAGCCCCTTTAGTCGCATACGTTTTTTGTGATCTCTAACTGCTTCTATTGCAATGCGCGGTAGACAGTACCTCAAGCGGGAAGACGTGGGAGAGGAAGAAAAACTGCCCGGCATACTCGCCGAGACAGATTCCTTCCCTACACCTGCAACTCCGCATGGAGTCTTGACTGCCACGTACTACGCGATCATGCGATAGTGAAGTTATGGATAACTGCAATTGCTGCGGGGTGATTCACAATAAAGTTCCCGTACGCTTCCATGAAGGTCTGCACCTTGCGCTCGTACCCATTGCTGGAAGTTTTCAGCATGAATTCACTGGAATCGTTAACTTTAACGGTCTCGTAATCCGAACCGTAATATTCGATTACTTTATTCTGGTTACCTTTAACTTCAGGAATCATGTAGATGCGGTTCTTCGGGCAATACTCTGTCACATAGCTCTCAACGAAATCCTGGCGATGCTGGTAACCGAATACCTTGGTGCCGCGCTTGGCGTCTTCCATGGTCGCAAATCGGCGATCGGTTTCGCGAGACTCAACAAAACTCGAGTGAGTTTCGGGGGCCATGATTCCGCGCTTGTAGCTGTATGCACCTTCGCCAACCGCAATCTTGGCGTCGTTCAGCGCACTCTCATAATGGGACAAGTCGATATTTACTGCACCTGCGTCGAACCGCGAGCCGCCAGTGAAACCTGACATTACCAAGCCGTTAACGGTCCGACCATCATTGGCAGACAGAGACTCGAGGCCAGTCTTGACTTCAGTCGCAAAGCCCCAGTCCGAAATGGAGGAGAGGTTAGGAATAGTTGGCTGACCGTATCGGTAAAAGACGTCGCCTGCAGTGGTAGGAGTGGTGATACTTGCCACCGTAACTGCAGTCAGAGTAGAATCCAGACCCTGGAGAGTTACCGTGTTGTTGCGACGATCTCTGTTCACTACGAGCCAGTATGCAGGCTCAGTTGCCAAGTTGGAATCAAACGCCGAAGTGCCACCAGCAGCGGTCTTCAGGACAAGAATATCGTTTTTCTCGAAGAATCCGACGTGACCTTCTGCCGTGTTGCTTGAGGACAAAGTGAAGACCACATTGCCGCCGGACACTGCGTTGGTTGCTGAACAAGTACCGACTACGCCCGAACCCGAACCGTACAAATCTGCACAGTCACGGCGTTTCGCCATGTCCATCTTAGATTGCATTTCGAGAGCCAAGCTGTCGAAATAGCGACGATCTGGAGACTTTTGGAGACGCTTCCACAAGTTGTAGTCGATCTCGATAGTCATATCGATTTCTTTGTATTCGGCTTCAAGTTCCTGGGTTGTGACGCGTTGAGCGGCAGGGAAAGTAGCAGACGAGGAAAAACCAGAACCTGCTGTTTGATTTGCATTGCGATACTGGATTGCGGCAGGTCCACCCGATGTCTGCAGCAAGTAGTCAAGTGCACGACCTTTTGCGTCCGATACCTTCCACTGCTTAATCATGTCCCAGTCGCGATGATCGCGAGAGAGTTGGTAACGTACGCCGTTGCTAAACATTGTTTGCAAGAGCTTCCCGAGTGCCAATGAACTAATTGCTGCTGCCATGTATGATCCCCTTCCCTTTTATCTACCTCTGTGCGGCTACTTCCCGAATGCGCGCATCAGGAGGTCTGTAAAATTCCCTGACTTAACTGCTTGAGATAACTGTTTGTCTACTGACTGTTCCGCCACTCCTCGACGCACTGTGAGCTGCGCCTTTGCTGCGGCGTCTGCTTTCTTCTCTTCCACCACGTTGCGTGCTTTATCTTGAGCCTGCTTATCCAGAACTTTCTTGTAGATACCAGCTACTGTGCGAAACTCTTTGTCGATCAACTGTGCACTGAGCTGCGTATCTTCTGGATACTGCGCAAGTCGTGACATTGTCTTAGCCCAGATTGCTTCATCGATTGCATCTTCTGCCGCCTCGTCTCCAAGCCTTCCGCGTACACGGTGCTTCTCGAAACTTGGTGTCAACCTCGACTGCAACTCAACCTCAGCTGCTTTCGTTTTCTGAGCTTCCAACTCTTCCAGCATTTTCTTGTGACGACTTTCGATGGAACTCTTTTCAAGCTGGTGCTGTTTCTCGCGCTGCTGCAACTGCAACTGGTACTTCTCTTCTGGAGATAGCGCTGCAATATGTTCCCGCTGTTTGAGTTCAGCTTCGACCATCTTTTCCCAGCTGCCGGCTCCGCCTAATCTCTCGACCAGGCCTCGAGCACCCTGCTCCTGGAAAACGCGATCCAACTCTCCAAAGTTTCCATTAAGCTCTTCGAATTTTTTCTGTAACTCTGCCCTCTGTTTTCGCTCCAAATCACGCTCAGTCTTGAACTTGTCCATCCCCGCAGCTCTTGCAAATGCCTTCTTGATTGCTTCCTTGTTGGAATAATCAATTGTGATTTGACGTCGCTTGCCGGTATGATCCGTGACCCACATCGTGTCCGCTGCGCCCTCTGTAGGAGCAGCCTTCTTGATCACTTGCGCCGAAGTTTCACTACCTGCAACTACGTCCTCTGCATCTGCTGCGTCGAAATTCACTGGTTCGAACTTAGGGTTGTCGCCTCCCGCATCCGTTGCTACCGGCTCATCTCGCTCTACAGGTTTCCCTGCCGCTTCATTTGCTGCATCCTTCAAGAAGGTTTGAAACATGTCGTCTGTTGGGTCTTTGTCGTTAAAGTTCACTGACGTTGCTGATTCTGCTGCTAAAGGGGGCATAGTGTTGACTCTCTGTGTAATAGGTTTGGTTTGGCGCCCTGAATTTTTGGGTTGGCCTATGCTTCTTAGGCACTGGTGATGCAAGCTGTGCGATGGGATATAGATGCAACCTAAGCTGCACCTGGTCCCGGAGGACAGGTATGCAACAAGGTTAGACTGTATAGGATGTTGGGTGATTATGCAAAAAATGTGCCATTATCGGCAGCAAGAATCGTGCCAGGCTACATGGCGACGGGTGCAGCGCCGGCGAGATCCGGTAATGCAGGCTGTGCAGGTAACTCCGAAGCAGCCTCCGGAGGTGCAGCACCGCCAGCTACACCTTCTGCTGCAAGCAATGCCTGCCGCTCCACCACATGCTTCCTGATCAACACCTTGGATTCAATAGGCAAGTATTTGAAATCGCTAGTCATTAAATACATGGAGCAGTAGGCTAGCATGTTCTTGTGGTCCTGTAATTTCTCTGGTGCGATGTATCTGTTTGTCGCAATCATTTCGTCGAACACTTCTCGCTGCCTGTCGTAGGCCAGGTCCAACAAGTCGTATGCACTTGAGAGCTCATTGAGTTTGAGCATTTTAAGAATTTGTCGAGGCTCGATACCCGCTTTCTCAAACAGTGGCATCATGCTCAGCATCTCGTCTCGGCGAGCTGTAGGATCGAGAGACAGACTGGCACCGTATTCAACATATAAGTCGTACCCGCCAGCAATATCTGCGCCCATGATGTCCATGGATTCAAACGCCTTCTCCTTGCCCAGCGTGCGAATAGTGCGCGCAACTTCCCAGTTCTTCTGGACAATCATAAGAAAACGTTCGTAAACCTGCTTCACTGCGCGACGGTATTTATTGAACAACCTGTAGCGAATCATGTTGCCCTGGCTCACTGCATTTTGCATGAGAAATCCAGACTGTTCTCTGCTCTGCTGTCCAAACATCGATTCATTCACACCGGCCATATCGTCCACACCTGCCTTGTACCGATTCATGAGTAGAGGCATTGCTTCCGGCAGCGGCATCGGCTGCATATAATGGAGCGGCTGGGAGCCGGTGATTTTTATTACGTCCCACGGAGAATTTGTCACAGAGTCAGCGGCGACATCTGCAGTTTCTGGCAAGATAAGCCGAGGGATTCCATGCGCCTGTGCACCGTCCAGTGTCATGGAGTCGATGCGATTCAACTTGTCCTGAATTACAGATGCGTACTCGACAAAGCTCTTACCATAGAGGGTGTCAGGCACATCTATGTCTGTCAGCACATGGTAGGGCAACACGGCAACAGGTATCTTTTTCGGAGATTTAGACGTAGAACGGGGCGGAACATACCGCTCGGGATTTAAGCAGTCGTCCATGCCCAGAATCTGGCCGTCGCGCGTACAAATATAGAATCGTCCCTGCATACCGTTCGAAGGTAAGCCCTTCTCCCAGTATTCGTACAACTCCACAACATCCCATTTGCGCTTCTGAAATGAAGAATTGATTGTTCCGTGGTCCGCCGCATCGCCGTAGCTACTTGGAAGTTCCCCCGCTTGTATGCGATTTGCTCGAAGCAATTGCGCCTGCTCCGGCCACCTGAACACCGCTTCGTCGTAGGGGACAAGAATGCGCTCGAATGCGTAATTCATCGTTTGTTCGTTTTCGGCGTCGGGATCCGGGAAGAAATTCCAGATATTGATATCGTTAAATTTGAAGTCACCATCCAGCACGACGTCGCCAGTTTCCTCGTTTACATCCAGCAACTCGCCAGCATGCGGGTCCCAGTATGTCTTGGCAACCGCGTATCCATACAGCAGTACCTTAGATGTCCACTGATCAAACTTCTCTTGAAAGTCGTACTCCACTCTGGCAAATCTGAGCAGCCTATCCGCCGCATCTGCAGCTCTGCGATCCGACATGTCGTTACTCACTGCGCATGGAATAACTGATGGTGGATTGGCGCTCAACTGTGCGTGCACATATCTCCAATTTTTGAACACATAGTTAATTTCGACATTCGCATCAGAACTTGCAGCTTCAGGCGAGACATCTTCCCCGTCTCCCAGAATCATGGACTGCTGTGACCTTGCCGGCCCCAAGTCGCCATATAGATCGGGAAACACTGTGCGCTCATTCGCTCGCCAAGTGGCTTCGTATTTTCTGCGCCCTTCCCGTGCCTCCTGCAACCTGCGTTTCAACTGTGCTTCTGCTTCTTCTTGACTCCATACGACAATCTTAGGCATGTTATTTGCCCCCCTGTTTAGTCAACAGCTTGGCACCATCAAGAAGAGGGGCAAGCTCAGCATCATCTCGGGCATATTTGAGCATCAGTGCCAGCAACGCTTCCCATACGATCGCATATTCCGGAAATTTCGAGCCGCAGTGCTGCAACTTCAGAAACATTCTGCGAAGGTATTGCCACTGGTAACGAGTCACGTTGCGTCCACCAGACTCCACATCTGCACAGTACTCAAGAATTTTGTCGATCAGCTGCGCGCGACTGGTTTCACATTGCCGTCTATCAGGCATCTTCGGAGTAGCAATCTTGAGCTGCAATCCAATAGAAACAGACATAACTACCTCCGCACACGAGTGGAATTCAGCGACAAGGCTGCAACGTTGCGCAGGACCTGGACCAGCAATTTATCCTTCCGCTTAATCTCTGCTCGAATCCCAAGTAGCAACAAGCCGAGAGCCGGCAACAAAAATAGCTGCGCATAGATAATCCACATCCAAACAATTAGTTCGCGCTCTTCCATTTTTTTCTCCCCCAACCGTACACATTGCGCACAACCCTGCCGCCGCTACTCTTCTCTATTTTTTTGGCAGCTTGCTCCCTCTCCTTGCGCTCTGCATTTTTCTTGCGCAACTCGAGATACCAAGGCAAAACACGCTGCGACTCGTCGTACGGTGGCATCAGGTCCACAAAATATTGAGATGCATCTAACGTGTGGTACTTGCTGCTGTTAATAATCCTGTCAGAAGTCTCGGAAAATTGACAGGACTGAATCTCCTCAACAAACGTTTCACACCACGATGCGATCTTTATCTTGCCCATAGAGATGGCAAGTTGCAGATTTTTTATCAGCTCGCCTTTGCGATTGCTCTTGTCGTACGGGTACATGTAAGCCTGCTTGTGTTTCGCAGCCTGCCCGATAAACCAGGACTCGTGCGGATCCGAGATACGGCGTACAATGTTCAGGTGTCTGATGCGGGTATTCACTTCCGCAAGCAAGTCGTCAACATTCAGCTTGTTTTCAATGTATGCGTCGTTGATCAGATACCACGTGCCGTCAGTCGGATCTTCTGCCCACAACGTGAAGCCACACTTGCTTTTCAATGCCGGGTCAACCGACACTATGTGCCTCCAACTTGCACCGTAGCCAGGGATCTCCTTGACCACAGAAGAAGCATAGTCAAACTGATAGACAGCCGAATCGCCGACAAACCAGTCCCCATAGAGAACTGTGTTGCGATACGAGTCAGAATACCCCTCAAGCTTTTTGATTTCCTCGTGCTTGCGTTCTGCGTAAAGTGGATTGTCTAATTTTGTCAGTCTGTAACGCTTACCAATCGGAAACTCGAGTGCATCGACAACCTTGCGGATGGCTTCATTACGAATCTTGGGCGTGAAGGTCACAATAAAATAGCCGCGTCGAGATGCAACACGCTGCTGCAGCTCCTCAAGAATTTTGATATCTCGCGGCATTTCGTCTAGCCACACATAATGGGCAACGTACCCTTGCATGTGCTGCCGATTCTTGTCAGATGAATCATTGTGGGACAAGAAAACAATCTTGTGACCATGCTTGCGGTGTTCCACAAAATTAAGAACGCCACCCACACGAGCTTCCCGCCACTCAGCCATGTCGAGGAAGGGTTTCAGCTTCTTAGTCCACAACTCAATTTCCATCTGCTTGCGGTCCTGACCTGCAATCAGAATAAGAAGAGGCTCGTCTCCCCACTCCTTAGGACGCACCCATGTTGGATGTGTATCAGTTACGATCCAAGCAATTTCCCTTGCAGCAACAGACGACTTGCCGGAGTTATGTGTGACCAGACCATTAGCTAAAAGATACAGATTACTAGGACTATCTACGTGTATGTCGTAAGTCTCTGCCTCGCGCGGACTACTGCCCCAACGCATTCCAATATATTTAGGATTTGTCCTGCGACCACCAATCTGCGAGTACGTGTCTTTCCATTTTTTCTGGGGACTCACTAAATAATCATTCAGCTCTTCCATAATCTCAGCAACAAACCGCGCATTACGTGTATATGCCGAATATACCGGACCGTTCTTATACTTATCTCTATTATCTGTGGTGACATTCAGCGGAACTTGCCA